TTCTTGCAGCTACAGCTCAGCTTATTCTCACAGATTTAATTAATCAAGCAATCAAAGGAGTTGAAGCCTCTGGTGCTGGCTCATTGATTTTAAATATCAGTAATACTGATCCTAATCAACAAGCTGTTTACGTATCCGGTAATGATATTCAATTCGATATTGCTTTAGCTGAATCAAATGAAGACGAAAATACTATTAAGTTTCTTCGTCAGCTAATGGAAGAAGTGGATAAAAATGATTGGTCTAAAAATGTCCTCATTACACTAATTTCAGATGCTGGAACAAGAACATTTGCAGTTGAAGCAGGAGGGAGCCAAGAAAGCCTCCGAGCGCTCACAAAAGAATTTACAGGATAAATTAGAAGCACAAGGTCTTAAGCTTCCCTTATATCCTACTCCTCAAATAGTTGAACGTTCTCGTTCTGTAATGGGATCAATTGATTTTGATCCTACTTCTGATCCAGTTCAACAAGTCCTAGTAGAAGCTACATCAGTACCTTCAGTAGAAATTAATCCTCTACTTGAGAATTGGCATGGTAATGTCTTTGTTTCTCCAAAAGGCGCTGTTAGAAATACACGTATATGGTTGAATAAAACTATTGAACAATATCATAACAATCACATTAAAAGTTTTATATTCTTTACTAGCGCCTCAGAAATAGCTAGAGCTTCACCAGTACTATGGGATTATCCTATATGTATTCCTTTTAAAAGAGTGAAACAATTACGTGCTACTAAATCTGGATTTGAACCAGTATCTCCATCTACCTGGAATGTAATTGTTTATGGTCCTCCTCTAGAAACTACTGTTAATAATATTGATCGCATAAGCCTTTTTTATAATACTTTCAGAGATATCGGAAGAGTTATATATAACGAATATGCTGGAGATAATTGGAGAAAAGACCTTGAGTTCTATGAAGAGCGTAAAGGTAATGTTTAATGTACAAATCGATTCATTCTGATTATTTATTAAACCTCCCTTCAGGTAATTCTGTACATCCGTGCAGGCTTATCCATCGTGACGGTACTTTGATGTGGAAACATGCTTTTCTTTACCAGAATGAAATCATTGCCTTACCCGAACATGAATCTCAAGAAGCTCACATAATTAAAACAGCTGCAAGAATAGAAGAATTAAATACTTGGGTATCACAAAACATGGAACCATGGGAAGCATTGCATCCTCATCATTGGTTTGACCCACGTATAAATGAATTAAAAGAAGGTATTAGTTGTTACTTCAAGCACTCAAGCTTGAATAATGATGTAGTTTATAAAGCATTAAAAAATCATATAGCAGATCATGAGCTACTTGAGCTTCGAGACTCCCTTCTCTTCTTTAGAAGATGTTGATATTCATGACTCCTTCTCTAATTTATCAATTAATCTGTTAAGATACCATCGTCCCTTTTTTGCATCTTGTAGAGGATTGTCTTTTAACCATAACCTGAGTAAGTACTTTAGAACTTGACTCTGAAGCATTCCTAATGTTGGATTATCCGCATCCTGAATTGCCTCTTCAATTACATCAATTGCCTCTGCACTTCCTCTGGTGTAATGCGCTGGACTGTTTACAGCATCAATAGATACGCAACTTTCTTCCGATCTATGCAGACGTAATTTTCCATCATAAACAGCTTCTGCTTCTTTCTTGTACCTATTCTTTTCCCACTCAGTTTCCCAATGCATACTCAGTCACACTGAACTCTATCAATTCCTAATATAGGAGTAAATCTATAATATTGTGAGCTATGACTTCACCAAAAGGAGATCCAACATACATAAAAAATAAAGAAAAATTCTTTCTTGAAATTTGTAAATTACTAGCAAAGGCTTCAACACATCCTATGGCTCCAGGAGGTTGTGTAATTGTACGTGACCGTGAAATTATTGGAGATGGTCGTAGCCTTGTAACTAACTCTAAGGTTGAATTAGATTGTATTTCATATGCAATCGCTACAGCTGCCAAACGTGGCACACCTGTTATCGGCGCAGTCCTCTATAGCACTAGATACCCATTCTCTACTGCTGTTTTTCAATGCTATCTAATGGGTATTAGAAAAATAATATATCTTGCTCATGAATGGGAACCTTTCTATAAAGATGAATTTAGACGTGCTGCACGCTTAGCACGCGAACTTGCTATTTCAATTGAACCATATTATGAAGATGAAGACCAACGCTTTGCAATTAGCAAACAACCGGAGAAGAGTGATTGCCCGGACGCATGGGTACACTCCAACCCTTTTGAACAAGACGAATTTGATCCCCAATCTACGGAATCTATCTACGATGAAGACTCAACTAATCTTTGACTTAGAGAGTACCGGACTATTACGCCGTGGCTCTAAAATACACTGCATTGTTATGCGTGATTTAGATTCCGCAGATACTCCGCTTATATTTGATCATCAACCAGAACGTGATATTAATATAGCTATCAAGAAACTACAAAATGCAAATGTACTAATTGGTCACAATATTATAGGGTATGATTTACCTTTAATTAAAGAACAATTTCCCGATTTTCATTATGATGGTGAGCTACTAGATACACTTGTTCTAAGTAGAGTGCTATATCCAAATATTATTGATCGTGATTATCAACTTAGGCCTAAAAATATGCCCCAAAAATTATATGGTCGGCATAGTTTAGAAGCTTGGGGATACCGTTTAAAATGTTTTAAAGGAGATTATGGCAAGCATGAAGGAGCATGGGATACTTATAGCCCGGAGATGCTTGATTATTGTATCGGAGATACTCAAGTAACATTGAAACTTTATGAACGTCTTTTGAGGAAAATAGATGAGCAAGATGCCTAAATTTACTCCTGAGTTTATAGCTTGGCTAGATGAATGCCCATGTAATTGGTTGTGGCTTCAACATGAAAAAGATAATTGTACGTATAAATTCTATTTCAAAGATGAGGAAACTAATGACAACGATCCCTGATTATGTACATCTTGAAATGCGAATGGCTGAACTTATGTCTCAGCAAGAGGCTT